GTTCACAGATAAAACACTCTCCAGGAAACCCGGGGCGGTTCAGGGTGAGGGTGGTGAAGGCCATCTGAGTTCTTTCTTTGTCCAGACAGATAAAGCCAGTATTAATGTTGCATACCATCATACAGTTAATCAACAAAAAGAACTTGGCACGTTTGGCGCATTCGACCATGACTGGCATACGCTTGCATTTAAATTTAAGGGCAGTAACAGCATTAATGTTACTCCGGTGCTTGATGGTGTGGATGGACAGGCGTTTGACCTGGTGAAATGGGCCAATACTGCTAATGGACTCAACAGGTTTGTCATTACGGATATTACAGGTAGTGCAGAAACCTACCCTGTACTTATTGATACGGTGGAAGTTAAAGCAAACAAAGCTGGAGCAGCCGCATAATTGCTAAAAAAAGCCGCCAGCGGCAGGAATGGAAGCTGGCGGAGGTAATCCCAATGGAGAATGTAAAGAAAAGATGCTTTCGTACATTGGTTTTTTAAATGAAAACAATTCTCATTGTCAACCATAACGGTAAGAAATTATGACATTTATTCATCAGGTGATGCTGTACTTCTGTACGGCGGTCTGTGTGCTGTATCTTCTTTCGGGTGGGTACAGGGCTGTGCGCGATTTCTGGTGCAGGCAGATTGATAAAAGGGCCGCTGAGAAAATCAGCGCCAGTCAGTCAGCCGGAAGCAAACCCGAAGAACCCGTTACTCCTTAACAACCCCTTTCAGCGAGAAAATCCCATGTCAGAAATCACATCCCTGGTCACTGCAGAGGCAGTGAAGGAAGTCCTGCGCTCTGAAGAAGTCCGGAGCGCACTGAAACAGAAACTTCGCCAGAATCTTGAGTCGCGTCTTGATGCAGAAGTGGATGCCATTCTGGATGAGCTGCTGGGCGTAGCAGCGGTTCCTGAGCCGGAAGGTATCGCGGGTGACGGGAGTGCTTCAGATGGCGGTGAACCTACACCTGACAGCGACATGATGATGTAAGCATGCGCAAGGGACCATCGGTGTGTGCCGGTGGTCTTTATATTGTTGTGAGCTTCCGGATTGCGGGAGACGGGGTATGTACCAGATGGAAAAAATCACAACAGGTGTGTCATACACCACGTCAGCGGTGGGAACGGGCTACTGGTTCCTGCAGTTGCTGGACAGGTTTTCCCCGTCTCAGTGGGCGGCAATAGGCGTGCTGGGGAGTCTGTTGTTTGGGCTGCTGACATATCTGACTAACCTGTATTTCAAAATCAGAGAGGACCGTCGTAAGGCGGCGCGGGGAGAGTAAAGCGATGAAGAAAAAATACGAACTGGTTGTTAAAGGGATAAATAATTACCCGAATAAGATTACTGTTACTGTGGCACTGGAAATTGGTGGGTATCCGTCACTGTTGTTGCCAGATGTGGCGATTAGTCTTGACCGTACTGAAGATGCCACGCTGGAGTTTTACGAAGCTGAGGCGAAAAAGCAGGCGAAGCAGTTTTTCATGGATGTTGCTGCCGGGTTATGTGAAGGGGATGGTCCGTTGCCGGAAAAGCGCCCCGTAATTTTAGAGGCGCAGGATGTGTTGATAACCTACAGAGGAAAACTACCGGGAATAATTACTGGTTCTCTGAAGACTCCACCGCTGGCCTGAAGACTTAACATATCCAGGGATTTGAAATCGATAAACCCTGATAAATATCCATGAACACCAAAATCAAATACGGCCTGTCGGCTGCCGTTCTGGCGCTGATTGCCGCAGGTGCGCCTGCGCCTGAAATCCTCGACCAGTTTCTGGATGAAAAGGAAGGTAACCACACCACGGCATACCGTGATGGCGCGGGTATCTGGACCATCTGCCGCGGTGCCATCCTGGTGGATAGTAAACCTGTCGTCCCGGGCATGAAGTTGTCGAAGGAAAAATGCGACCAGGTCAACGCCATTGAGCGTGATAAGGCGCTGGCATGGGTGGAGCGCAATATTAAAGTGCCGCTGACCGAACCCCAGAAAGCGGGTATCGCGTCATTTTGTCCCTATAACATTGGCCCCGGTAAGTGTTTCCCGTCGACGTTTTACAGACGGATTAATGCTGGTGACCGCAGGGGAGCATGCGAAGCGATTCGCTGGTGGATTAAGGACGGTGGCAGAGACTGCCGTATCCGCTCAAATAATTGCTACGGTCAGGTATCCCGGCGAGACCAGGAAAGTGCGCTGGCGTGCTGGGACATCGACAGATAAGCAGAATATTTTGCTGAAAATAAGGCATGAGCACGCGGACGGATAACACGAAATCCTGCGAACTGGCGAAACGTAAGTGAATAAAAGTAAAAACCCCGTTTGTTGGCACCAGGCGGGGTTTTGTGTTTCTGACCTTGAGTAAGGCAAGGGAGAACATGGCGAAGTATAAACGAATTCTGTTGAGGTTGACCATGAAAAACGGCCTTGAACTGAAAGCGCCTGTAACTGATGACATCAGCAGAGCACTGGCTTTTGCCATTAAGTGGGTGGCGGTCGGTGTTGCTGTGTCCCCGATGCTGTATGGGCTGGCAAAACTGGTCATTGCGTTGAAATCGTGAAGGGAGGATTAAGCATGTCAGACAAACTCATAACGCTGGCGAAGATCCTCTGTGTAATTGTCGGCATTTCATTTTCACTAATGCTGGTTGCTCTTTTTCTTTCCATGGCCTGGATGATGTTGTCTTCGTCGGGGCTGCTGGGGTGAACATAAACCGAATGCTTTCCGCGTTTACCGTTATTCTGCTGGTGGTCTGTGGTGCGCTGTGGCTGGCAACAGACCATTACCGTGATAACGCCATCACCTACAAAGCGCAGCGCGATAAAAAAGCCAGAGAGCTGGAGCTGGCAAACGCAACCATTACTGACATGCAGCAGCGCCAGCGTGATGTTGCCGCTGGTCGTAAGCGCCTGCGGATCAACGCCACCTGCTCCGGTACCGTGCGTGAAGCCACCGGCACCTCCGGAATGGATAATGCAACCGGCCCCCGACTGGCAGACACCGCTGAACGGGATTATTTCACCCTCAGAGAGCGGTTGATGACAATGCAGAAGCAACTGGAAGGGGCGCAGGAATATATCCGCACTCAGTGTATTAACTAGTATTTTTGTTATCCGGAGAATGCATGAAGAAATTACTGGTAACCGTAAAGCCTTTTCAGGGAACAATTCCGTTCCGTATTTTGCAGCGTGGTCGTGTTCTTGTTGAAGGTTCGTTCAGTGGTAAATGTACGCAATTACACTCCCGGACCTTTCAGGTGAATGCCACGAATGAAGAGCTAACCGTTGAGTGTACGATGAATGCCGCTAAATGCCGCATGGTATCCGCTGCATTACAGCCAGTGTGTTGAGCGACCTTATTAACCATGCGCGGTATTGTCGCCGTATCCCCGCATTAACAGAGACCGCAGCCCGACCGGGAGACTCCTCTGCGCGAGTGTGCGGGGATAATCAAAAACGATACACACCGGGGTTTACCGCGTTAACGGAGCGCGGCGTTGTCCCCTCATGGTCGCTGGTCCGGTGCGATGGTGGAAGAAACCGGACGATGTGTTACCTCGCAAGCTCTGTTATGTCATGTGTCTGATTTGTGATTTAAGTCGGATAATTGTCGTTGCCATTAAGCAGAGGATTGATGACCGACAGGGTGGCATTGTTAGAATAAGACTTATTCTTATCTGTGCCGGGAATGAAAATGAAAAGAAACCTTCCGTTAATTATTTTGTTGTCTTCTCTGGTTATGGGCTGTACGCAACATAAAACAGATATGCCCCGACAGTTGGTTAAGGCATTACCACAATATCCGGCCTATGCAGCGGCAAATTATATAAAGGGACGGGTTGATGTGAAGTTTGATATTGGTGCTGATGGTACTGTCACCCGAATTGAGTTTATCCGTTCAGAGCCGCACCATTTGTTTGATGAGCAGGTTGTAAAGGCGATGGCAAAATGGCGATTTGAGAAGGACAGGCCGTGTAAAGGCGTGAAGAAAACGTTTATCTTTAGTCCTTCTGCACCCTGATTATTTCATCAGAAATTAATTATCACTCTGTTGTTATTCTGTACATCCCGGCAGGGTAAGTCTTGTTCCGTCGGATATGAAGATGAAATATTGTTGGAGGACAGTGGGTACCTGCTCCTGTAACCGAACGTTCATTTCTCGTTATTTTTCATGCTGGCCGGGCGCAGATGCGTTGCATCTGTTGCCAGCCTTCTCCTGCAGGCTTCAATAACCCACGCTGAAAAGTTTCCTGAACCTTTCAGATCAAGAGCGATGTTAATTTGTTCAATCATCTGGTTTGGAAATCGGATGTTGCGGGTTGTTGTTCTGCGGGTTCTGTTCTTTGATGACATAATGTTTCCCCATATTCAGTGTTGCTGATTTGTATTATCTGAAGTTGCTTTTACGTTAATTTGATGCAGATCAATCAATACGATAGTAAGCGTCAACGGAGCACCGTATTGACGCTTATTTATTGGT